GTAATATCTTAGCAGAAGTACCAAACTCCTCAGCGTTAGTGAACTCAAAAGTATTCGAGTTCCTAGTCATAGGCTACTAGTCCAAAAATAGCCCATTTTTTTTTCTTTCTTTTGGTAAACTTTATATATATTCACATTTATACTAAAGCATATGGTAGAACTGAATCACAATGTTGTATCTTTTAATGCAGACACATTAATTAAAGGATCACATGGAGTAGTAGTAGCAGTTTTCTGTTCAAAGAAAGGGAGTTCTGGAGCCAAATGTGAATTCAGAAATGGAGTAAATGCGTCTGCCACACCAATAGAGTTTACTGTATTTGGTGAAATAGAGGGAAATTATCAAAATATTCACAGAAGATTTGAATCAGGTATATTTGCTGATATAACAGGATCAGCCGAATGGACTGTTGTGTTTAAGTAAATTTAAATACTGTAAAGGTTTATATAATTCATGGTAACAACATATTGTTCTACAGGAGATATAGCCGATTTTCTTAGAATACCAATAACAGCTACAACTACACCTAATAAATTACAGGTTGAAAAAATAATAAGAAGAAAAGAAGACGAACTTGACAGGAGGATGGGTCACGCATGGAGATCAAAAACAATAACAAGAGAATTACATGATTTACCACTTCTTTATACTTTTGGTTGGGGTACACCTTTATTTTTAGCACATAGAAATCTTTATGATTTTGATGCAGCCGAAGGAGATAAGATAGAAATATGGCAGGGAGCTTCTTCAATATGGGAAAACATATTAGGAAACAGTGAATGGTATGATGCAAATTATGAAAGAGGTACAGTACACCTTAGAGGTTTTATATTTTCAATTTTAAGAAAGAACAGAGTTAGAGTAACTTATAGATATGGAGGAGAAGGATATGGAGGAGACACCACAATTCCAGGAGATATTGAAGATTGTGTAGTAAAAATGACAGCGATAGAACTTGTCAATACAAGTCTTAGAATGGACAGACTACCAATGGGTGGTACTGGTATAGATTTACAAGCAGTGAAAACAAGATGGTCTGACGACATTGAAAAATGCATTGATAATCGTAGAGAAGTATATATAATTCCATAGAAATGGTTACGACTGAATACAAATTAAAAAATCTTGATAGAATAAGTAAAGCGAGAGATAAAAAGGAGTTAGTAAGATATGTATTAAGTGAGTATATACCACAAGTTAATTGGGAAAAAACTATTTCTCGTGATACAGTAACATTACCTACCATACCAATGATACTAAAGAAAATGTCAGAAAAAGCACCTGGATTAACTGCTGAAGGATTAAAAAAATATCTGATTGAAATTGGGTGGAATCAACAGGAAGTAGAACAAGGTATAAGGGTAGCTGATAATAAGATAATGATAGGAGGTAGTATTAAAGATTCATTAGATTATGAATTTTATGAAATTCCAAAACACACATGGCCAAATGCAAAAAGATTAAGAAGATGGGTTTTGGCAGTAGTCATTCCTACAAATCCATATTTAAAAGAAAAATATAAAGAAGTTTATAGACATAGGAAAGAGAGAGATGGTATGTTACAAGACCTTACATTTGTGATAGGAAGATCAATATATGAGAATGGATTACAGAAGAAATCACATTGGTATTATGAAAAGGCAGAAGAATTAAAGAAATTTAAAGGAGAAGACCCAGGGCCAGAATATTATCTTTATAACGGAAAAAAAATACCAAAAATAGCATCAAGAACAGGACATGGTGGAGTAAGTAAGAAGTGGTTAGCAGGAGGAAAAATGAGATAATGGCCATAGCAACTTATGACGTAATTGATGATTTAATAGATATGCTTAAGACTAAATGGAATAGTAGTTCTGGTGGACAAATACCAAGAATAGAAAGGATATGGGATGAAAAGACAATAGGATTTGGTGATATGGGAATAAAGAAAGGTATAATATTAATAGAGCCTATGGATGAATCTGTGAAATATTTCAGTCTCGGTGGTACAAATCATCTACATGGAATAGATTTAACATTAGATATAAGATCATATCAAAGTTTGGATAGGCACGTAGAATTAGTAAAAGAAGTAGCAAGAATAATTAAAGATCAAATAGTAAGAGCAGGCTCAGTTGATATCAGAATAACAGGAACAGAACCATTAAGTAGACTTTATAGGAATATGTTCAGACATATGATAAGAATAAGATATAGGCGTATTGACCCATGAGAGTAATCTTTATAAGCAAATATGGAGAACTACTGGTGATATAGATGGTAAGAACAGGTGCGAGTAGTTATATTCGATACGATTGGGAAGATACATTTGGAACTGCAGCTTTTAATGATTCTACAGATAAAGCTTTTGGATTACAACAAAGATTAACCAGTTGGACATTAAACCACTCACGAAAAGACTTACCACAATTAAATCAAGTAGAAGTTAAAGACTTTGCTTATGGACAGCAAAACGGTTCATTAGGTATAGATTTTGTATTATCAAACCCTTGGGTTTTTACAGCATTATATGGAGCAACAACCACAACAGGTTCTGGCCCATACGTTCATACATGGGGTACAACTGGAGATATTTCTGGAGCAAAAACAATAACACCTTTCTCAGTAGAAGTAGGATTCGCAGCAGAAGGCCCACCAGCAGGTAGTCCAACCAATATTGTAAGACAGGCCAAAGGATGTATATTAAACTCTTTGAATATTGGATGTGGAATAGATGAAACAGTAAACTGCTCAGCAGATATTTCTTATGGAAGTGAAACAGACAATGGTACAACATATCATTCATCCCCACCAACAGATGATGTTAATTTCCCATACACATTCGCTCATGGAGAACTAAGATGGTATGATAGTGGTGGAGATACAGACGCAGCAGGATCAGTAGTAGCACAACTACAAAGTGCAAACGTATCATTCGCACAAAACTCAGCATTATTATATGGAATTGGTTCTCATAGATCAGTATCAGCATTCAGAAGAGTATTTGATATCACAGGATCATTTACAGCTTCATGGGTAGATAACAGACAATTATTACAATTACTTGACCAGATAGAAAAACCACTAACAAAATCAACAATTAGATCAGGAGTAGCTGGTGCAGCAGTAGATGCAGTACTAACATTTGATAACGGTGGAAGTGGAGTTGCAAAGAAAGCAATAACATTAAAACTATCAGGAGTAAGTCCAGATAGTATATCAATAGATGGTATACAACCAGTAGAACCAGTATTTGAGAATATTGCTTGGAGAGCAAAAACTGCATCAGTAGTAGCAGACAACAATATATCCACAGCGTTATAGAAAGCCTTATATAATAAACAAATTATACAGTATCAATGGCAATAAAGAAATTCAGTATTGGTTTTAATGGAGTACCAACAGAAATAGAATACGAAGATGATATGGCATTTGGTAAGTTTGAAGAAATTATAAAAAAATGTTCTAATTTTAGGGAGGGTTCAAACCCAGTAAACAATGTTCAGACATACAGAAAAGAAGTATTACTGAATACATTAAAGAAAGCACCGTTTGAGATATCCGAGGCAGGATTAAATGGACTTGGCTATAAAGAAGCCACAGCCATAGCAGAGAAAGTCCTAGCAGCATACCCTTTAGGGAACTACTTGAATCAAATGATGAAGCCCTTCGAAGAATCAATCAAGAAGATATCCTAATCTATAAAGTATACGTAACTTGTGCCTCACAATTTGGGTGGGATAAAGAAACTGTAGATAGACAACCGTTTAAATATATAAAGAAACTACTAATATTATTAAAGGATGAATATGATTCAGTGACTACTGGTAGACAAAGAGGAATACCTATAGGAGAACAATCAAAAGATATAAAATACAAGGCACCGAAAGATCTAAACAAGGCCAAAAAGAGAAGAAGATCTAGGCGTACCAGATAGGAATAATTATAAACTAAGAGGATAATATATTATATATGTCTGATCCTTACGATAGTACAGAAGGAAGCCCAATAGAATTTGGCCTTGGGAAAGCAGCCCAGAAAATATTTGAAGATCATAGCCGTAGGCTAACAGCCATGACTAAAGCCATAACATCTACTACGTCAGCAGGTGCAGGTGGAGGATTTAGTGGACAACTTGTAGGTATAGGTAAAGCACAATTATCAGTTCAGAAAGATATGTCTAGATTACTTTCTAGAATTACACTACAATTGGCAAAAGGAGCGCAGTTAGCAGCTATGAACAAACAAATGCAAGCAGTGAATAAAATACAAAATCAACAGCAAAACATAATGAAAGGTATGAATGCGTTAGGCCCAGGTAGAGGTTCTGGTGGAGCTGGTTCAACAAACTCAAGTTGGTTTAGTAAAATAACAGATTTTTTTAAGGATTTACCAGGAAAAATAATGAGTGGTATTAAAGGTGGAATGAAAATAATGAGTAAGATATGGGAAAAAACTGGTGGTGCATTATTTAAAAAGACTGGTGAATCAGGTATGAATAAATTATTAGGTCTTGGTGGTGTGTCTATCATAGGAGCATTAGTAGGAAAAATGATTGCTTCATCACCACTATTACAAGCCATGTTTAAAATAATGAATACATCATTAACATTAATTTTACGACCTATAGGTGATTTCTTTGGTGCATTTTTAAGGCCAATGTCAATATATTTCCTTAAAGAAATAGCAATACCATTCTTCAAGCAAGGAAAAGGATGGATGAAAGAAGGAGAGAAATGGGGTAGAATAGCAGTAGGATTCTTTGTAGACCCAATTCAAACTATAGTTTCTGGTGTAACACTTGCTGGTGACTCGATATTGAAATCACTTAATTTGAGGAGTAGTCTCGAAGAACCAAAACCAGGATCACAAGTAGCAATAGCACAATGGTTTCAAGACGATCCAGCAGAATGGCTTAGATGGAAACATGGAATGCTTGATCCAGAAACTGATCAAACACAATTAGATCCATGGGGTAGAGAATACGGAGATCAATTAGCTACGTTTATTGGTAGCATGGGCCTACAAGATGGTGAATATCATGGTTTAGCAACATCAGCAGATCCTTTATCTGATGTTCCTGGACAACCACTTGATGTAACTGTAGTTAACCCAGATGAGATTGGAGGAGATACAATTACAATTGTTACGCAAGGAGGAATTACTAAAACATATACCACATTACCAGGTCTAGGTACACCATTTGATCCCACAAATAGTCCATACGCACCTGAAGG